ATCGTCAACAGGCAGATAACTACAATTATATACGCAAGTATTATCACGGTCGGCACTCTTTCCTGCCGTCATCATGGCTCGCATGGAAGGCATTAGTTCTAGGTTTTTAATTGAGTTATACAACTCGGCTTTTAATTCTGTATTTTCTGTAATGGCTGGTGTACGACTAAAAACATACTCTGTAAAGCGTGTTACTGTCTCTGGCCAGGTTTCACGACGTTGTTTGTCATCTAAATATCGTGCGTATCTACTCATTCCGATATATTGCTGGTACTGGTCCATTTATTGGTCTCTATAGTTATATGGTGGATAAAAAGGGGAGGCCACAGTTTCTATGGCTCTCCCCCGATACTACAAAAGCAATTTACTTCTTAGGTTTTGTTTCCGTGCTTTTTAGCACTCCCTTAGTCTTCTTGGAAACTGCTGGGATTACTGGATTGGTTACCACCGCAATCTGGGCCATTGTCTCGTAGTATTCCAAGGTCTTTGTCAAGGCACTATGCAGCTCTTGTACAAACTTAAAGTTTGCCTTGTCATAGTCACCTAGATAAATATTAACCATATCTTTTCCAGTGCTAATGGCTAGGCTGATATTGAAGTTATCTTTATCGGTGCCCTCACCTGATAGGTCAAGAAAGCTAGGAAGACCATAGTCCGTGCTTGGGAAGAACTTACTAAACTTCAGCTTGATGTTCTTCATACAGCAAAGTCCGACGCTGCTGATGTAGACCCACCAAACTTCTCACCATCCTCTAACTTCTGCACATTGTTCAAGCCGGCAGCAATACCCTTAGAGCCGCTTGTATCGTACGGATACAAAGTGATGGATGCACGACCATAGCAACCGCTGTAAAACTCGCTGGTGTCAATGATTGGGTTTAAATCTGCATCGACAATACCTGGGCGTTCGTTAGAGCTGGCGTTGATAAAGTAATGACCTGCATAAGCCGCGTCATCTTTCTCTGCATCACCATCACGTAGGCCACCCTTAAGGAGCTTAGGTACTGAGCCACCCCACACTGCTGCGTTGATTGTCTTGGTCTCTTCAAATGCCTTCTTAAAGCGCGCCACGGTCTCTGTGTCTGACTTAGGGATGAGAATTGATACTGAATACTTTAACACGCCGTTTGGTGTCTCAGCTGGCTGAAATACGTTAGCGTAAGAGAAGCGTACCTTGCCGGTTACAAATTTGGTTTTGATTGATTTTGTTGCCATGATGTTTAATTCCTTATTAACTTTAAGACTGGACTTCAGTTGGGGCCAGTCTGTCTACCCATACACATATTAATGCAAAAACAACATACTTTTTATTTCATAATGTGAGATATCTAGCTATCATATAATATACCTAGCTCCCCCAGTGCCTGCTTCATTGCTAGGGCCCTAATGAAGTCGGTCTGGTACTCAGGCTCGTACAGCAACTCCGGGTCATCTGCCACAATGTCTAAAATTTCTTCAATGGATCCCCTGATCTGCATGACACCCTCTCGGTGTTTGCCACCGGGGAGACCGTCAAAGTCCTTCATAAACTGGTCGATTAGCAGGTCCGGAACATCAAACTCCGTGTTGTAACAAATAACCTGCATGGTGTTTCCTTATTTAGCTACCATAACCAATCCTATATTACCTATGGCGTATCCCAAAAACATAATGCCCGTACCCATACTACCCTTCCAAAACTGCTCACAGGCTATGTAGAAGTATACCGCGCCCATTGCTGCTATTAGCCAAGTGCTCATACAAAATCGTCCTTAGCATCTTCCTTAGCCCGTACCAGTTTTGGCTCACCTTCTGGTCGTAGGATCAACTCACCTAACCACGCGGCGACCTGCCCCTTAGGCCCCAACTTCTCCAGTGAGGCTATTGATTTGAGCTTCTGAGGCTCCCAAATAACTTGTGGGTCCATACCCCTCTCAACCAGCACAACGGCCGCTAGGGCGCTGTCAGAGATCTTACGGTGTGTTTTAGTAGTGGAGAGTGTGTACCCTGGTGGAACAATGTTCTGATCAATAGCTCGGGTTAGTGCAAACTCTTCTACGTCACTGCACCAAGTCTTTAGGCCTTGAGCTTTGGCGAGGACTTCGCTGACTTCTTCTTCTGTGAGGAGGGGCGGGGCTTTGAACTCTTGACGGGCGAGCTCGGTGTTGAAGTCTGAGCGTGAGCGGCACTGCGCTTTTGCGCGGCAGAACTGGCACCACTCGCCTGGGAGGAACTCGCCTGCGCCGCTCCACGCTTTCTTGGCTTTGCTTTTAACGAAGTACTCGGCCCAGTCGAGGAGTTTACTGATGCTGGTACCATCGGTACTGATACTGTCAAGTCGGGGCTGATGTATCGTGTAACTGACTTCTCGAATGTCTGGGTACTCTTCTTTGAACTTCGACCACGCGCCGAGGGCGTAGAGTCTGAGCTGTGGGTTGTCTTGTGCATGTACTGGAATGCCTTTTCCAAACTTGAGGTCGATGACGCGAATGGAATGCTTAGAAAGTATAACCACATCCGCCGTGCCAAAACCGTCGGGAACCCAATCGCTAAAGTCAACTCTCTGCTCAAATAAAGGAGTGTCCCCCTCACCGATTTGAGAACGAACATACAGGACGTAATTATCGACGTTAGCCTCGAAATCGTCTCGTTCAATGGAGGAGTAGTTTTTGTAGATCGGGTGCGTCTTGATGATTTCGTATTCGCGGTCATATTCGTCGTGTCCTATTTGATTAAATTGAAGTCGTAGGCGTATTTCGCCAAGTGAGTGTGCCAGTGTACCTTCCGCAGAGAAATCAACCCCCTTGGTATTTCGTTTCTGTTCTGGTAGTGTGGCCTCAAGTCTGGCCGAGGGGGTGCAGGATAGCCACCTTTTGGAGCCTGAAGCGGATAAAAGCGCATGTGCTGTCAATTTAGTCTTTCGTGTCTGATTAGTCGTACATATATTAATGCAAAAAAGGCACCCTTTTGAGGTGCCTTTTTATTTATTTTTTAGGTAGGGCGGAATTTATTCTTTAAGTGCTTTTATGAGGGCTGCTATTTCGCCATTAAAGTCAACAACAACTTCTTTTTTAATGTCCTGCTTGATATCCATACGTTGTGAGTAGTCGTCTGGGTATTGTCCTTTTAAGGCTACTTCAGCAACTCTAGAATTAAAGGCTTTATTGTCGATGTTAGCCAGCAACATCATCTCCCAAAACGCCTGCCCGTAGGTTGTTGCTAAGTCTAATATTTCTGCAAAGTCTGGGTCTTCTTTTTTCCACTTAGCCGCGGTGGCCTTGCTGATGTTAATAGCGGCGTACATGGTTTTTTGGGATGCACCCTTCTTACCGAGTTCCAAAACGGTCTTAGCCATTTCCTCAGTGAACATTTTTTTATTTGGTGATGGTTTTTTTGTGGTCATAATTTTTCTAATTATTGTGGGGTGCCTGGATTCTATGATGGCTCCAGGGGGCCATTAGCTTTCTTTACAGCTCGGAGAGCTTCACAGCTAGTCCTATCTATATTAATGCAAAAAACCGCACCATTCCGCCCTAAAAATCACCGGGCATTATGATAGTCTTTTTAGGTGCCGAGGGTGGCGTTTTATCGCCATGCTCCCTGCGGTACCTTAACGCGTCATTTAGCATCATCTTGGTCATTGCCAGCGCTTTTTCCTGGTGCTCCTGCTCCTTTTGGGCATTGGTTCGCTCAGCTTTTCGCTCTACTTCCTTGATGATATTGTTGCTAATTCCTGCGTGTTTAAGCAGCTGCTTGAGGTTCACTTGGGGCCTCCTCATTTACCTGTGGTGCGCACTGTGCCTGTATGGCATTGATCAAACCAACAGATTGAACAAATGGCAGTGTGCCTAACAAATTCAAGATAGCGTTAATATCTTTAACACTGAACTTCAATGTTAAAATTTTGCTCTCTAATGGGTCTACTTCTGTTGCTGCTACGTCGACTGTATCAGTCATTTTTTACTTCCTTTCTTAGGTTGTTTAATTCCAAACATTTCATATCTTGCTTCTAACTGCTTCGGGTCTGTGCAGTACTGGTTAAGCTCCATCTTCTGACAATACGTATCCATTAAGGACTCGCAGCGCATGTCGTGAAGCACTTTAATGCCTAGTAATGCGTTTAATACCTCATCTTCACTCATTGGTACAGGGTGATCGCCGTAATGTTTGAACAATAAATTGATATCCTCACTGGTTTGCCACGCCAGCATGATGGCGGATTCTAGGTCAATTTTTGGGTTCATTTTGACTTCTTTGCTTTTTTAACTTTATTTTCAAAGTCAAACACGTACCAGTTACCTACAATCTTTAGTGCTGGTATGAGTTCTTTCCATGCTGCAACATCTTCCTCATGCCAACTCTCTGGACTTTTTAAATTTTTTGATATGCTGGTGTAGCTCTCAATCAATGAGGCCTCCATAATCATATCAATACAATCATCATCTATTTCAATTTTCATTTACCACACTCCTCTTCCTGTTTGTTTACTTTAATTCGTTTTGCAATCTCCCTGCCAATGTACCACTGCGCCTTGCGTAGGTCTTCTACCGCGTCCTTCTTTAGATCACATCGCCAGATATACTTTAGTGCATTACCAAGGTTAAACTCCATGTGCTCTGTGATTTGAATACACTCAACGCCACTTGGGTGCTCTGTATAGTGCTTAGGATGGTTGACTGGATCGTGCATGTCTTAGCTCCTTAAGTTGTTTTTCCATGATCTGTAGCTCTTCCTGGCTATCACATACCCAGACCCCCAATAAATCTTTATACATGCTAGTGTCGATATCTTCCACACCGCAAATTGTCTCCATAACATAACCGCCTCTGTATCTGTGCTCCACAATGAAATGAGTCATAGCTTTAATTCCTTTTTAATGAACTCAACACCCTTAAAGAAATGATACCTCCAATACTTTTCTGTTACGCCAACGTCAGCATAATTTAATCCGTCTAAAAACGCTTCTAATACAAATTGTTGTTTTGTTGGTAAAACATCTGATATCATTCTTCGGATATCACTTACATCTTCCGGGTTCCAAGGTAGCCACCCCTCAAGTATCGGTGGGTTGGGCTCAACGCTATCCTCTTTTTCAAGGGGGTCAATGTCCTCATCCGAAAGCCTGGGGGCAATGGCGTTGATCTTATGCTTGGTTTTTGTTTTCATACTATATTAATGCAAAATTCAGGGTGTCTAGAAGAGCTTGTTGCAAATTTATTTTTCCATCCAGTACCTTGACCACCTGCTCGTCGATACTATTGGCCACAGTTAGATGATGTATGATAACCGGTTTTTCTTGCCCTTGGCGGTAGATCCGAGCATTCGCCTGGATGTAGTTCTCTGAGCTCCATGGGAGATCGAACCAGACTGTCTGTGCTGTGTCTCCAACGTTGCACTGTAGATTAAGCCCGATCCCGCCGCTCTGCGGGTGGGCAAGCAGCATACGAATCTCGCCACGGCGCCACGCTTCAATGTTGTCATGGTCCAACACCACCGCCTCTGGGAATTGAAGACGTATCCGCTGGAGGGAGTGCTTGAAATGGTAGAAGACAAGTGTGGGGCTGGAAGATTCTTCCATGAGCGACTCAAGACGTTCTAGTTTAGAGCGGTGTACTTCTTGTGCTTCTCCGTCTTCGTTATAGACCGCTCCCGATGTGAATTGCAGGAGCTTGTTCGCCAGTGCCGCTGCTGTTGGAGCTGTGATCTTTTCTTTCTTGATGTCAACGACCATCGTTTTTCTAAGTTCGTCATACTTTGCCCTTACGTTTTTGTCTACTTCAATTTTATGGTACAGCGTGGTCAGTGGCGGTAGCTGCAGGTAATCTTCGGCCTTAAGTGAAAAACAAATGTCTGAAATCTTTGCCTGCACCTGCAAATCAGCTCCGAGCTTTAACTTCCATGAGTACACCACCCGGGTGTGCCGGTTCATTTGGTCCGGCATCATGTACTTATCACGGAACTTGGTAAGGCTAGTCTCCAAACGCTCTCCTAAGTCTAGTATACCCACCTGTGACCAGAGATCGCCTATACCCTGGGGGGTAGGTGTACCAGTGAGGATGATACGCCGTGAGAACCCCTTTAAATGCTTCTTAAGAGCCTTAAAGCGTTTGGTGCTAGGATCCTTAAACCGCGAGGACTCATCAATTATTAAGTTAGTGAACACTAACTTGTCTGAAAGGCCACAGAGCCATGCCACGTTTTCAAGATTAATCAGATAGATATCTGCCTCGGTATTCAAGGCGGACTGTCTCTGTGTCGGGCTCCCCATTACTTTCGATACGCTCAAGTGCAACAAGTGTTGCCATTTTTTCACCTCGGCATCCCATACCGTCTCTGCTACTCGCTTGGGCGCTATGATTAGTGTCTTCCCCTCGAACTGTTCCGCTATGATCGTCAATGCTGTCACCGATTTCCCCAACCCCGGGCAAAGAAACAACCCCATGTTTGGAGTTAAGCGCGCTTTTTCTATTAGTTCCTTTTGATACGGGTGTAGTTGGTTTCTGTTTAGCATACATGCCTATTACCTTTTGATGAGTTTTCTGATTTAGTTAAAAGTTGTAAATTCCAAGGTACATGCAACCCAGAAACATTTTGTCCTTGTAGTGGGACAATATGATCTACTGCATAACTTTCTTCCATAAAAATAGTGGCTAATCTTGCTCTTGTATACCAAACATTTATTTCTGGCTTAAGTTTTTCTTTACCCCACTTAAGCATTCTGTTTAATTTTTTGGCTCGGTATTTTGCTGTTTTGGCATTATACATACTTTTGTTGTTGGCGTAATGTTCATTTGCTTTTTTGTTTCGTCTTTCTTTGTTGCGCCAATACCAATCTCTTGCTACTGTATTTAATTTTATTCTAGCATTTTCTACTGTGTCTGGGTGCTTCCATATTTCAACAAAAGTATTATCTTTTTTAAGACGAGTTTTATCGTATTGACGAAAAACATATCCGTCTTCTCGAACGTAACCTTTTTTAAAAAGTAAATTGGTTTTTGGGTTAAGGCGCTTCATTTTGATACTCCGATAAGTAAGGGATAGTAGAGGGGCTATTCGTGATATCGGCACGAAAGGGCTGGCCAGCCTTTTCACCTTCTCTATACATATTAATGCAAAATATCATGCCAAAGCGCCCCTAATAAACGTATCAATTTGCTCCTTGCTTCTTAGGATGTGTACCTCAAAGCCCTGTTCATTTAGTTGGGAAAAAACTATCGTCTGCCTTGGAGATATCTTGCCAGTTAAAGTCTTTAGCTCCACTAGATACACCTGCCCCGCTAGGAAAACTAGACGATCCGGTACCCCCGAGACTGAGCTGATCCACTTGAAGCTCAGGCCCTTTGACTCTTTTACTTTTTTGTTTAAGTAGCTTTCTACTTGTTTTTCTAGCATGTTTTTCTTTCTCATGTAAACAGATCTTAAAGATCTGGCCGGCTAAGTGACCGGATAGGTAGGCCCGGGTCTCATGGACAAAGTTATCCTCTTCGCCTATGTGCTCGGCC